GAGACTAATGGCACGCAAATCACGAAAACTAGCTGATAAAGTATCAGACCTCTTCTTAAAGGCAAATAGCTCAGATAGGCAAAACTGGGAAGCAAATGCTCAGAAGAGCTACGAGTTCTTCCTAGGGGATCAGCTATCAAAAGATGAGAAAGACGACTTGCAAAGTGGTGGAATGCCTGATTTTATTATCAATAGAATAACTCCTGTCATAGAAATGATGAAGTACTTCACTACCGCTAATACACCAAGATGGCAGGCAGTTGGAGCAGAGCAAAGTGATAGCGATGTAGCAGCAGTCCATGCAGATATAGCAGACTACTGCTGGTATAATTCTAACGGTGGCAGTCTATATTCTAGTGTTATTCAAGACGCACTTATAAGAGGTGTTGGTTATATGCAGGTAGATGTAGACCCAGACCAAGACCGTGGAATGGGAGAAGTCGTATTTAACACTGTAGACCCATTTGATGTTTATGTAGACCCCACATCGAGAGATTTCTTATTCAGAGATGCTAATTATATTATAGTAAAAAAGGATATACCTAAAGAAGAACTACAGAGAATCTATCCAGAGTTTAAAAGAAAGATAAAATCAGCTTCTTCTGTAAATGTCAATCTTAGCGGAGGGTTCAGTAGTCGGGATTTTGATGATACTGATCTTACTTTTAGAGAAGAAATAACGGTTGCATACAAACAAGATGGTGAAGAAGATGAGATAATTGACTTATATGAATGTTATTTTAAAGAGAAAGTTCCTTTCGTAAATATATTTGTGAACATGCCGCCCTCGAGAGAAGAAATGGCAGAGATTAGTAAAAGGGTAGAAGAGGAAATAGCAGATTTTGCTAAAGAGATGGAAGTCCAGATAGTAGAAAAAGAATATAACTTAATGGAAGCTGTACAGAAAGGCGAAATAATTGAAGAAAGAGCTAGGCTTGAAATAGAAAGAGCTAAGAGAGATGCTGTAGATCAGATAGAGAACAAAAAGAATGTATTAACTAGCCAGTTAGAAGAACAAAAATCAAGAATAGAAAACAGAGTAGTTACAGAAGGTGAATTTAATATACTGATGGCTGATGAAAATTTGTCATCAACTATAGTCGATTCAGTAAAGTTTTATGAAGATAGAATAAAAATGGTAGTGACAGTTGGTGATAAACTATTGTATGACAGTGCTCTCGCAGTCAAAGAATATCCAATTGTACCATTTGTCTATCAACATACAGGAACTCCTTTTGCACTTGGAGCTGTATCTCCATTAGTAGGTAAGCAGAGAGAGATAAATAAAGCTCATCAAATCATGATCCATAACGCCAATTTAGCATCAAACCTAAGATGGTTCTATGAAGAAGGCTCCATTCCAGAAGATGAATGGGAACAATATTCCTCATCACCGGGAGCTTTATTGAAATACAGACAAGGATTTACCCCTCCCACTCCCGTCCAGCCCCTTCCACTAAACGCAGCTTTTTACAATATTACTCAAAATGCTAAACAGGACATGGAGTATACTTCTGGAATTTATTCGTCAATGCAAGGCGACACGGGTTCCGGGCCTGAGACATACAGAGGTCTGCTTGCTATGGATGAGTATGGAACAAGACGCATAAAATCATGGATGCAAAATATAATTGAGCCGTCTCTTGAGCATCTAGGGAAAATCTTTAGAGACTTTGCACAAGATACATATCAAGCTCATAAGGTATTTAGAATAGTACAGCCAAATAATATAAATGAAGAAAAAGTTGTTGAGATAAACGTACCAATCTATAATGACTACGGTGATGCTATAAGGAAATGGAATGATTACGCAACTGCAAGATTTGATATAAGAATTATGGGAGGCTCTACATTGCCTCTTAATAGATGGGCTCTTCTTGAGGAATACTTTAAGTGGTTCCAATCGGGATTAATAGATGATATAGCAATGCTATCAGAAACGGATGTTAGAAATAAAGAATCAATTATCAAGAGAAAGAGTGTTTATATGCAACTCCGAAATCAAGTAGAAGAATTGACAAGTATTGTCACAGATAGGGAAGGCACTATAGAAACACTTGAAAGACAGTTAGTCCAATCAGGTATACAAGATAAAGTAAAAGATGCTGATGTAAAAATTCAAAAAGACTTACTCGAAACAGAGGCTGCACAAAGCATGTTTAGAGAAAAGATGAAAAGCGACACTAACTTAAAGTTAAAAGAACTAGGCTTAGCAGTCTCAGACGCTAAGAAAAAACAAGCAAAGAAATAGTTTTTTTTATTTGTAGTTTGTGTTATAAGTTAAGGAGTAATTATGACTGAAGCTAAAACAGACAACCTTGAGGCAGATATACTTGCCGAAAGCTCTGAAAGTGAAAGTCAAGAAGCTGATAACTTTTTTGAAGCTCTTGACCGCAAGGTAAATGAAGGTATACTGGAGCCTGAAGAGAATACAGCCGATACTAATGCTTACGAACAGAATATGGAGGAAACCTCGGAAACGAGCTCTCAGGAATATTCTGAACAAGAGCATGACTGGGAGAAAAGGTATAAAGACTCAAGCGCAGAGGCAAGACGATTAAATGAAAGAGTCTCTGAATTTGAGCCTTACTTACCTATTCTTGACGCAATGAAGCAAGACCCAAATCTAATTTCTCATGTGAGGAATTATTTTGAAGGAGGAGGTGATCCTCCTCAGAGTATCAAAGAGCAACTTGGATTGGATGAAGATTTTATCTTTGATCCAGACGAGGCTATTGGAAATAGCGGTTCTGATTCTTCAAAGGTGCTTCAATCGGTTATTGACGGAGTAGTGCAACGCAGGCTCAAGGGTTTTGCCCAAGGTCAGCAAAAAGCTGCTCATGTACAAACTCAGGAATCTGATTTTCGACAACGTCATGATATGAGTGAAGAAGAATGGAAAGAGTTCCAAGATTACAGTAAATCAAGGACATTAACTCTTGACGATATTTACTTTTTAAAGAATAGAGATAACCGTGATAGGCAAGTAGCTGATTCTACTCGTAAAGAGATGAAAGATCAGATGCAAAGAGTCAGAACAAAGCCGCAATCCGTAGCCAAATCAGGCCGATCTGGTAAAGTTGAACGATCCGATGAAGATATAATCTTTGATTCGATATTGGGTGTTGACAAGGAACTAGAATCGGCATTTGGTTAAAAATTATGAGACCATATGCCTTAATTGAAAAATAAGGAGAAGGAAAAATGGCAGATGTATTTAGCCTCGAAAGTGGCTTAACTGAAACCTCATCGCCTTCTGGTCTTAGTCCAGCGTCATCCACCATTTCAACTGGTGATCTTCGTAGAAAATACAACTTTGGAGACAGGGTATCGGAACTAGCAATAGCTCAAGACCCTTTTTTCCGTTTTGTATCTCAAATAGCGAAGAAACCTACGGATGACCCTGAATTTAAGTTCACAGAAAGACGACCTTCGTTTCACAAAAGGTACGCCTATGTGACCGGATGGAGCGCTGCAACTTTTGCTGGCGACGCTGGCACAACGAATAACGCAGAAGTTACTTCTACGATCATAGACGGAGCTGGTGATATCCTTTACGTACAGATGGAGACTGATTATAAGTCTGCTGGCAACGTAACGAATATCTATGGTTCGACTGGCAATGCCTTTAAAGTAGGAGCTTCTGGCACGATGCCGGAGTTCTTCATGGAAGACCAACTCATCAAGATACCTTTCCAGAGTACTAATGCTGGAGCATCCACAGCTGCTACTGCTTTTCTGGTAGATGATTATCTTGTTGCAAAAGTTATTTCTGCAACAAAAGCTCCAAGCGTGGAAGCTGTTATACTTAAACTCGAGGTTGTGAGACCTTGTGCTGCCACATCGGGTAATGAATTATCTGGATGGGGAGCTGGAGGAACAGCTGACCAAAGTCTTGGAGGAGCAGGTACAACCGCAGCTGAAACTGCTAACTTTACGCAAGTACAGTTAGAATCAGCTCGTTGCTACGTAGTTGGTACTGCACACGGACAGGGTACTGGTTATCCTGCAACATGGAAGGATGCACCTTTCTCAACCAGCTATGGTCGTACTCAAATTTGGAAGACTGCAATGGCAATGGATAACACTACTCGTGCTACCGTGCTGAGGTATGAAGCCAATGAGTTTGGACGTATTTGGCGTGAGAAGTTGATCGAACATAAATGGGACATTGAACAAAGTCTGTTGTTTGGCGCACAGTACAAATCATCTGATGGTTCTTGGCAAACTCAAGGGGCAGTAGATTACGCACTTAGTTATTCTAATGTGTTTAGTCTGACTCTGAGTTCTAAGACTCAGGATGATTTCTTGGATGATCTAAGTAATTATCTTGATCCTCGGTACAACAACGCTAAAGCGACATTGTTCTTTGTAGATACTCCTACATACAATTGGCTTCACAAGCTTAGTGGATATTTCCAGAATAATCTTGAAATCTCACCAAACTTCAGAGCTGATATGTCTCTTACAGCAAAAAAGAAGGTATTTGGCATTGACATGAGTGTTATTTCTACACCTTATGGTGATATGAATGTAGCTCGCAATGTTCACCTTGATGGATCGGAAGTAAAGATTATTGGTATCAACATGAAGCACTGTAAATACAGACCTCTTGTTGGTAACGGTTTAAATCGTGATACTGCCATCTATGTAGGTGTCCAAACCTTAGAGAACAGTGGCGTTGACCGCAGGGTTGACTTAATCCAAACAGAAGCTGGGATGGAATGGCAGATGCCTGAATCTCATGCAGTCTGGAAATAGAGGAGGTAAGTAATGTCTAAAAGTAATGTACATATCCCTTTATATGGACAAAATGAATCAGGTGGAGGCTTAGGCGACTTAGTAAAAATACTATTTGCAGATTTCCCGGATAATACCAATCTACGTATAGTCAAGGAAACTTTTAATGTGACTGGTGGAGTTACTACTGAATTAAGTGTAGCAATACCAGAAACAGTTACTGTCTATGGAGGATATCTTGAAATCCAAAATAGTGGTGGTGCTGGCAACATTGATTGTGACTTAGGTCTTACTACTGGAGCTGGTGGTTTTGGAACTGCTTATGGTGACCAAGGCGATGGAGTCTATGCTTTTAAAGCAACTGAGTACATCAGCGTTGGTTCTGAGAAGTTCTTTCTATCATTTGATGCAAACTCACAAAGTTCAAGTGAAGTAACTCAGATTACTGTTTGTGCTTTAGTTGGCCTTTGTGTAAATGGTTAAGGAGGTGACTCATGGCAAAATATTGGGTCGCTAACAATCCTAATAGTGAGATTACAAATGCTAAGGCGCAGACGTTAAAAACTATTTCAGCTACTACTGCTACCGCAGAAGAGTTGAATTTAGTTGACAACCAAGTCGCTTCAGCTACATTCAGTATTGCCGCAGAGGCAGGCGAAGCTATAGTAGTTAGTATTCAACTACAGGATGCTGCTGGTTCAGATATGGCAACGGCATCATGTGTGTTTGCGTATTTATCTGCAGATTCAGCAGGTCAAACCGCTGCTAGCTCGTCTGGTTTAACAATAACATCTGGAACAGATGGATTAACTCAAGTATTAGTTGATTCAAATACACAGAATAATTTATTGTTAACTAGCGAAGCTGATGGAGATATTGATGTAACTATCACAGATGCCTCTACTGGCACTACAACTAATTATTTAAATGTTATAATGCCCAATGGTAGTATATCTACTAGTGGTGCAATTACATTTGCTTAATCTGAAGTAGTATACAAAGATGAGTATATGGGAGGCGTTAAGCCTCCCTATACTTTAAAAGTATGGCAGTAACAGATATACAGGCAACAGTTTTAAGGATAACTGGTATTACTCCTACGGCTAATAGTGTCGAAGATGCTCAGAGGTTTGTAGTATCTAAAATTCCTAAAGACTTATTATCATTTGCACAAAAGGCTTCATCTTCATCAACAGATGGTAGTGCAATAAGTTTTTCTGTAAATGATTCAATTACTGATGTTCAAAGGAATGGGTACAGTTGTTTAGAGATACCAATGGGTGATGCCATATGGGCTTTAGATTCTTCAAGTTTAAGATATGCAACTGCCAAACATCCAGTTTTTTATCATAAACAAGGAGGAGTACATTTTGCTCCTGTTACAGATGGAAGTAATGCAGGCTATGTATTTTATGTAGACTATTCACTTATAGATGATGATAGTGATCTAAGAAACGCAGTCATATTTCATGCATCTGCTAAAGAATTTTCACAGTTAGCTACTGATGGGTTGCCTTCTTGGACATCCCCATCTTTACCAGTAGCTCCTGCTTCACCTAATTTTGGCGATGATTTAACAATATCATCTTCAGCTCCTGTAGCTCCATCTATTCCAAGTTTTACATATACAGATGCAAGTGTGACTGATATTATTAAGCCATTGATAGATATATCTGATATGGCTTCTATGACAGAGAGTGCTCCTAGTTATACAAAACCGTCTGTTACTTTAGAAGCTAAACCAAGTGTTACTTCTTTATCTGTATCTGCGACGGCTCCTGTTGCCCCCTCGGTATCTACTATTTCTTATAGTGTAGCTACAAATGCTGATGCAAGCGCACAGGCAGTAAGTCCAATAACTGTGTCTACTGTATCGAAGGCAGATATTAGTGGGGATGTACCAACTTATACGAAGCCTGTTAAAACGGCTCAAACTGCATTTAGTGCTTATACAAGTGGATTAAGTGAAACTGATCCTGGAGTATTTAGTCTTGCTTCTGTACAGCCTGCAGCTCCAGCTGATCCTAGTTTCTCTACTCCAACAATATCAGCGATTACAATAGATGCTTTACCATCAGCTCCTAATTATACAGCTCCTGTGGTTGGAGGTGCAACTGAAGAGATAACCACAACTATGGATGCTGATAGTGCTGGATATGGTACTGATGCTGACTTTTTAAATTTTTCAAAGTGGTTTTCAGTTGTTGGAGATTTTATAGAAGATGAAGAAGATACTGAGTTAGCGTCATCTCAGATACAAAAGATTAATTCATATATAAATGCATATTCACAAGCTATGCAGAACCAACTAAATATTTTTAATGAAGGTAATGTTGTATATCAAGCAGCTGTACAGAAAAATATACAACAAGCTCAGATAAATGCTCAAGATGCTCAGAATGAGGCTAACTTACTTCTCCAAAAAGAGAATCAAGAGTATGCGTCTAAACTCCAGAAGTATAGTTCTGATCTCAATAAATACCAAGCTGACGTATCTAAAGAAGTACAAGAATACCAGCAAAAACTATCACAGTACAATCTTGAGTTAAATACATCTTTACAGGCTTGGCAGAAAACTGAATCTGATAATATTCAGTTATATCAATCTGATATTCAGAATGAATTAAATGAGTTTAATAAAGAAAATGCTAGATATCAGGCTAATATACAAGCTGAAATAGCGAAGCATAATACAGATTTACAGAAAGCGATAAACCAAGCTCAGATTGATGCTCAGGATGCTCAACAAGAAGCACGTCAGACAACTGAGATAGATCAATTTAATAAAGCTCAGGATCAGGCATTAGATTTAGCTAATAGGGCTAAGCAAATGGAAGATGATATTGCTAATAATAATATTAAAGTTCAAAAGTACACTGCTGAGTTAAATAAATATCAGCAGGATATTGCGAAAGAAGTACAAGATTTCACAAATACTTTAGGTAAAGAGTCCCAAGAGTATCAAAATAAATTAGGTTTATACAGTGCTGATCTGCAAAAGTTCCAATCAGATGTAGCTGAAAGAGGACAAGAGTCTACTGTTAAGTATCAGAATACTCAGTATTATGAGAAAGCATCTGATAAGTATTATCAGTGGGCACAAGCTGAGATAGCTCAGTATATTCAGAATAACTCTAAAATAATTAATAGAAGAATGGCTGCTCGTGAAAACAGACAAGAGCAGCGAAGACAATATAGGAGATAAAAAATGGCAGACAAAGGAATAGCAAGTTTATCAGCATCTGTTTTTATGGATGATATAAAATCATCAATGGGAGGAAATGCTACTTATGAACCAAAAGATGCAAACGACAAATGGCTTTTTGCAGAAGTTGCTGTCAGTTCAGCAGGTGATTTAGTAGCAGATAGAGATTATTTAGGAACTGCTGATACTACGGCTGTAGCAGATGATGATGTAGCTTGGATAGCTATTAAGAATATATCAACTACCAGTACTGATGGTGTTGCTATAAGAACTGACGCAGGAACTCCAGCTCATAATACAGCAGGTAATATTTATCTTGGCTCTGGCGAGATGGTAGTTTTAAAAACTTATGCAACTCCATTAGGTTCTATTCACGCAATTGCTGTTACTATGGATGGTACTTATGGATATCCAAATGCTACTCATTCAGGAAGTGTAACTTGTCAGGTAGCGGCTATTGTAGATGACGGTGGTGTATAATAAATGACAGTTCAAGAGATAATGGAAAGAGCAGGCACAAGAGAGACATCTCTAGCTATAGCATGGATGAAAGATGCTTATCATTTAGTACAATCTAGTATTAAAGAGAATGTTAAGACTCAGAAGTCTAATATAATAGATGGCAT